TGGGGGCGATGGTCATGCCATCGATCTCGGAGAGCACGTCGGCCATGCGGTTGAGGGCTTCGCCTGCGAACCGTTGCCGCTTGCGCAGTTCGTTGGCCAGCGCTTCTTCCTCGCTCGCATTGAACTGCTTCGCGTTTTCCTTGATCTGCGTCTGCTTGGCCGCGCTCGGGAGCTTGTTGTTCTCGATGCGGTTGCGCAGGGCCGACTCAGCGCTGACGAACTTGAGCGCGAGGTCGGGGATGCCGCGGTACAGGATGTCCTGACGGCGGGGCAGGTGAGCGTTCTGGCTTTCGACCCCTTCGTACAGGTATGTCCGGGCTTCCTCGCAGGCGAGGGCAATTTCGAGCGGCTTCAGCGCGGGGGTGAACCCCATGTCTTCGGTCGCGTGGTCGTGCTGTTCCTCGCCGCGGTGCTTCTCATCGCGTTCGTTGCGCTGGTCGAGCGTGGGCACGCTACCCTTGACGGGCGTGCGGGTGGTGCTACCGAGGTCGGTGCCCGGGATTTCCTGCATGTTGTTCTTCACATGCAAGTCGAGTTGGAAGACCATCTGGCCGGTGAGCTGGTTGCACATCTTGGTGGCCAGCAGTTGGCCTTCCTCGGTGTGCATGTGCTCGTCCAGCAAGTCGAAGAAGTTGGCGTGGATCGTCGGAGCCGGCTCTTCGCTGAAGCTTTCCGGCTGGTTTTTGCTAGCGGATTGCACCGCCGCTGCCATGGTGGTGGGCGCGGGGTAGTCGCCGCTGATCGTTCCGGCAGGGACTTGGATTGTGCGTGGTTCACGGGTGGTCATCGTCGATTTCCTTTTGGTTTACGGTTTGCGTGTGGATGAAGAACAGGTTGATTTCGAGTTGTGTCAGTCCTAGTAACAGCAGTCGCTGGGTCATTTCCTCCTTGCAGGCACATCGATCTTCAGGGGTAATGAGTTCCATGGGTTCAGGTTCCCCATCGTCGTTGAAACCCATTTCGTCGGAAAGAATCCGTATTGCCATCTAGCTCCCCTTGTCTAGAGATAGGCACCGTGCCTACCTCACCCGCCGCGATTCGCAAGCCGCCAACGGCGGCATGGGTCAATACTCTCCATGTTCAAGGTAACGCTTGCAGCGTTCGCAGTTGGCCCATTCATGGAGTCGTTCCCAGTCGGAATTGAATTGGCCATTGATCATCATGGGCACGTATTGCATTGCCCACATGGCGTAGCTTCTCCTGATGAAGAGAAGAATGAGAATGAGGTAGTTGATCATTCGAACTCCGCGTTTCTTCCTGACAGCAGATAGATTAGTTGGCACAACTCGTAGCCATCGATCTGGTGGATGATTTGACTATCGGTGCTGTTACCCATTGCATTGCGAATCAAGCGACGCATATCGCGAGCGATGTTGTCGAGCACGATGTCGTATGACCGCGAGATTTCGGGCGATTTGCTTGGCAGGTACTGCACTGTTTCGAGGTACATCTGGGCCATGGCTTGCAGCGCGGCGATGACCTTGACTTGTTCGATGTCGTGCGTGCGGTCGGCGTGAAATTGCAGTAGTAGTGTGGACATGGCGGTGGCTCTCACATGAAAAAGGGGGCACGTGGCCCCCTTGGTTTAGTTGACGATGCGCGGCAGGTCGCCGCTGCCTCTGTTGGTGTTGGCCGGATGTTGCTGGCCTTCGAAGTCGATGTGCAGGATGTTGGTCTCGTGCCGTTTGCACCAGACTTGCAGCCCGTGGTCAGTCCAGCCCGCTTCGATCTGCGCCCAATCGCGCGGGCTTATGTTGGCTGGCTTGTCTTCCATGCATTGGGCGCAGTGGAAGAATAGCTTGATATGGTTGTTAGCCATACACGATGTCGCAGCGGATGCCGCTGGGCGCATACGCCGTGGCATAGCGCGAGAGCGGGCCGAAACTGTCGCGTTCGCCGTCTTGCCAGCGCACGATCTCGAAGCCTTTGGCTTCGAGCTTGGGCGTCAGCACATCGCGTTCGAATTCGCGATAGTTGTCGTGCAAGTCGTCCGGCTCTTCGTAGTCAGGCAGGATTTTGTAGATCGCGACTCCGATCACGTTGCGGACGCTTTCGGCTGCGCGCCGGTCGGTCAACGCCTTTGGCAGCACGTCCGCGCGCCGACGGCGACGTGTTGACGTCAGCTTGCGGGCTGACCAGACGCGCTTCTGTTTCTTGCGTTGCTGGAATGCGGCTTGCGCTGCTATCCGCCGTGCTTTGTTGCGTTGTGTATTGGCTACGGGCATTCAGCTTCTCCTTCTGGATGATGCGGCCTTGAAGGACGCGGAGTATCCGTGTCAGCCGCATGTCGGTGGGGTTCATGGTGGTGATGGCGTCTGCTGCTAGCTCGTACAAGCTGGGTACGTCCTTGTCTTTGGTTTTCATGCGAGTCCTTTCGCATTGCCATGCGAGTAGTGCCAGCGTCCCGTGTTCCACGGCTTCGATGACGATGACTGTGGCGAATGGGTTCATGTCCCATGCCTCCCTGTGGTTGGCCTTAAACCGTGAGCGGGCGGGCGAGCCCACCCAACTCACGGCGATTCGCTGCCTGCCAACGGCAGGCTAGCGGTTGAGGGATGCGAGTTTGCGACGAATGTCGCGCGCATTCGGGTTGTGGGCCGGGCCGTATTGCACGACGCGGCTGATGCGCCAACTGAAGGCGCGGTAGTCGTACATGGCGTCGACCAATGGGTCGAGCGTTTCTTTGCCGAGGTCGAGGACGATCTTGCCTTCACGGGCGAGGTCGTGCATGTCTTGGCTCGGCGTGTACGGGGGTTGCCGATCCAGCACAAGGCGAATCATGCTGATCGCGATTTCGCGAGTGGTGGCTAGGCTGCTCATCATTTGATCCTCACTAGGGCTTGCCGCCAGTCGGCGATGTGCCCGGGGTAGTACTTGCCTTTGTCGATGTACCCCACCGACCAGCGTGCGGCGCTGGTCATGGCGGAGACCATGAAGCCTGCAACGGCAGCGGCCATGATTCCGCTGAATGTGCCCCAATGCAGGATGTAGGCGATAACGCTCGCGGCCACGTCAAGGACGAGTGGCCAGCCAAGCGCATACAGGATGGTGCTGCGGGGCAGCTTCCAGAAGAGGAAGCAGAAGCCCAAGAAGATGATGACGCCTGATTCAATGATCATGCGGTTTGCTCCTAGTGTGAGTTGTCCCGTGTGATCCGGGCCTCCGCAGTGAAAGCAGGCCCGATATACCGGGCCTGCCTAGAACTGCGAGGGTTAGATCTGGGGAACGAAGTCGCCTTCGCGGACGACGGTGCCGTCGCTCATGGTGGCGATGATTTTGGGTTCGCGTTTGAATTTGCCCGCAATGTTCTTGCGGAACGCGTTGAACGCCTCGACGGAGCCTTTGATGCGAACGGTGATCCGTTCGCCCGCGCGCTCGTCGTACGCGAGCCAAGCGGCAGCGAGGGCGAGCACGGCGCTCACGAGCCAGAGGCCGACGGTGAGCATCCAGCCGAAGACTTCGACGGCCGCGATCAGCATCATGATCGAGAGCGCGATGTTAATAATCGCCGATGCGATGGACAGGGCGAGGGAGACGGCGTGTTGGGTTTTCATGAAGCGTCCTTTCGGAGTGGGATGGAAATGGGGGGCTTGGCCCCCCGGGTTGGTGTTACGACTGCGGTTTCTGCGCGCTGCCTTTCTTGGCGAACGCGTAGATCTTCGAGTGCAGCCGCACCGCGGCAGCGTTGTCGAACTTGGTTCGAACTTCAGCCATGGCACGGCCGATCTCGGTGTGCTCGCCGCGAGCGGCGCAGCCAACGAGGTGGAAGAAGTAGTTGCGCCGGAACGGAGCTTCGGCGGTGGGGACGAACTCGTCGTTCGTCTCGGGGGTGCTGGGCGCAGGGGCCGCAGCCGCCTTGAGGGTCGCAAGCTCGGCTTGCAGAGCTGCGACTTGTTCTTCGAGTTGCTTCTTCGTGATACGGTCGGCCATGGTGGCGACTCCTAGTGTGCGGGGGCTGGACAGCCCAGCCCTCAACGCACCCCCGGCGATTCGCGGTGCGCCAACGGCGCACCTTGCTGGCATCGCGACGGGGTACACCACCGGTAGGGGGGACAAGGAATTTCGCGACGCAGTGAGGCAGAGATCGTGTGACTCTGCGCGCGCGAAGGAGTGTTTGCCGTTACGACAAACCGAATCCGAAGTGGCCCCCCTTCACCGCTGGTTAGGGGGAGGGGTATGTCAGACGGACATGCATGGGTTTTCGAGGCCGTACCCGTTTTAGGTACGTTCGTACCCAATTTCGGTACACCCCCGCGTCAGAAAAATTGTCCATTTTTCTGACATGTCCACGTTTCGTGGACAGACCGTTTTTCTGAACAAAATCGCGATCCGAAGTGGCCCCCCACCTTCGGCGCTGGCGTTTTCTCCAAAAAAACTGCAGAATTTTTCAATGCGTAAGTCCGCACTCACTTCCCTTGAGGGTCTGCCCGACGGCGATGCCCGCACTTTTGGCGGGTCGCTGACCCCCAAACAGCGCAAAGTCGCCAAGCTGGTCGGTCAGGGAGAGAGCTGGAACAGCGCAGCCAAGAAAGCCGGGTACGCGTCCGGTTCCAGCAACATCGCAGTCTGGAAGACCGACCCCCGGATGATGTCCATCGTCGCTGCCGAGCAGAAGAAAAACGAACTTGTGGCGGACATGAGCCGCAAGAAGGTGATGGACGGCTTCCTCGAAGCCATCGACATCGCCCGGATTCAGGCCGACCCCACGGCCATGATCAAAGGCTGGACCGAAGTGGCCAAGATGTGCGGCTACTACGCCCCCGACACCAAGAAGATCGACATTTCGATCTCTGCGAAGCGTCTCGTCGACAAATTCGAGACCATGAGCGACGAGGAATTGCTGAAATATGCCGAAAAAGACATCATCGACCTCGTCCCCATCGAGCACTCGTCGCAAGAAACCGCAGACGAAGAAGTGCCTTCAGTGCCAGACTGAGTTCCAGCGCGGTCGGTGGACGGCGGAACGGTGGAAAGCGGCCAAATTCTGCTGTCGCGAGTGCGGAGTCACGTACAAACGGGGCGTGCTGGACGCCAAGGCGGAGAAAAAGGCCGAAATTCGGGCTGCGGTCGCGGCACTGACCGCTCCTCCGGAGCCGCCGACCCAGTTTGACGACCCCAAACTGGCTCCGCTGGCCAAGGAACTGGCCTCACGGGTTCTAGCCCGTCGCAGCCTACTGCAGTTCACCAAGAAAACGCACCCGGACTACCAAGCCGGGTGGGTGCATGCCGACATTTGTGCCCGGCTTGAGCGTTTTTCGCGGCAGGTGATAGAAAAGCAGAGCCCGCGGCTCATGTTGCTCATGCCGCCGCGGCACGGGAAGTCAGAATTGGCGTCAATCCGCTTCCCGGCGTGGCATTTGGGTCAGGCACCGGACCACGAGATCATCAACGTCGGCTACAACCTTGATTTGCCGATGAAATTCTCGAGAAAAGTGCGGGAAATGCTGCGCGACCCGCTGTACCGGGCAGTTTTTCCGTCCACGATCCTCGACCCGGACAGCCAGAGCGTCGAAGCGTGGAACACCACCATGGGCGGCGGCTTTCAGGCTGCTGGCGTGGGCGGCGGCATCACGGGTAAGGGCGCGCACGTCCTGATCGTCGACGATCCGATCAAGAACATGCAGGAAGCTGACAGTGCCTTGATCCGGGACACACTTTGGGATTGGTACCTGTCAACCGCCTACACCCGCCTGTCGCCCGGCGGCGGCGTGCTGGTGATCGAGACGTGGTGGAACGACGACGACCTCGCCGGCCGGCTGCAGCTCGCCATGGCGCAGGACCCGCTGACCGATCAGTTCGAAATCATCAAGTACCCGGCACTGGCGGAGGCGTACGAGTTCCGCCACCAAGAGACCTTGGAGATCGTCAGGCTTGCTCCGCAGGTTGACACAGGTCGGAACCTGCCGCCTGAGCCGCCCGGCCCGGAGTACGAACTACTACGTACCCCCGGCGAGGCGCTGCACAGCGCCCGCTACGACGAAGTCAGCCTGAACCGGATCAAGTCGGTCCAAGCGCCGCGGATCTGGTCGGCGCTGTACCAGCAGAACCCGATCCCGGACGAGGGCCTGTACTTCCGCAAGGAGTACATGAAGGCGGTGCCTCACGTGCCCGAGTACTGGGGCATGAACGTCTACACCGCGTGGGACTTCGCCATCGGCGAGAAGCAGGCCAACGACTGGACGGTCGGCGCAACGATCCTGCAGGACGAGCGCGACAACCTGTACGTCATCGACCTCGTGCGCTTCAAGGGCGACAGCTTCACGATTGTGGAGTCGATTCTGGATGTGGCCGAGCGCTGGGGTACGGAGCCGCGTGCGCCGTACCTGATCGGCTTCGAAGACGGACAGATCTGGCGCGCTATTGAGCCGCTGCTGAAGAAACGCATGCAGGAGCGGCTATTATTCCCGTCTTATGAGATACTCAGACCGTTAACAGACAAGATGGCCCGCGCTCGAAGTCTGCAAGGACGGATGCAGCAGGGCCGTGTGTTCTTTCCGGAGAACGCGCCATGGCGCGCAGACGCCGAGCATGAGCTACTTCGTTTCCCCGGCGGGGTACACGACGACATCGTCGATGCGCTGGCGTGGGCTACGAACCTCGTGGTCGGGAAAGCCGCTCCTCGTCCCGTCGAGCCCCAGCAGCCGGCTTCGTGGAAAGACAAATTGAACGATACCTTGGTGCTTGAAGGCACCCACATGAGCGCATGACGGAAGTGTGGAGCTTCACCTTGATGACGCGCCTGCGCGACTGGCGGTGGTTCACCTACCGGGCAGATCGCACGCGCTGGCCGCGCATCGAGGAGTGGCGTTTTCTGTGTTTTTGCGTCCGCTGCGAGCTGAAACCATGAAGATTGGCGAGTTGTTGATGCGGCTGTTCCACGCGCGGACAGTCACGCATGTGATGCACCTGAAGACGCGCAGCTACGCCGCGCATGTGGCGCTGGGCGGGTTCTACGACGCGGTGGTCGGCCACGCCGACACCATCGCGGAAATGTACCAAGGCCGCTACGGGCTGATCGAGTGCCCGAGCATGGCTTACGAGTACAGCGACGACGCAGTGCCGTACCTGCTGCGCCTGCGCAAGTGGATCGAGACGAACCGCACCGATATCTGCGACTGCCGCGAAGTGCAGAACGAGATTGACACGTTACTCGGCTTGATCGACAGCACGATCTACAAACTGAAATTCCTGTCGTGAAGCATGGGCGATGATGGCTGGAAGAAAGTTCAGCTGCGCGAGTCTGCCGAATTCGTCGCCATGCGGATCGAAGATCCCGCATTGCACGTCAACGGTCGCACGCTGCACTTTGGGGATTACATCGTGATGATGCCCGGACTGGGACACCATTGGTATATGTCAGCGAAGCAGTTCGCGGAGCACTTTACGTTAGAGGGTTCTGATGGCCGTTAACGCCGCGCTCGCGAACGAAGTCTGGCTTCGTTATCAGTACATCCGTGACAACGGGCACTTGGACTACGTACACAAGGCCAAGAAGTGCGAAGACTTCTTCGCCGGCCTGCAGTGGGACACGAGCGATCTGGCGCTGTTGAAGGCGCAGAAGCGCCCGGCGCTCACGATCAACAAGATCCTGTCGACCATCAGCAACGTGCTGGGCGAGCAGATATACAACCGCACCCAGATCGCATTCCGCCCCCGCAAGGGCCCGGCCGGTCAGGAGCTGGCCGACACGCTGACGAAGGTGTTCCGCCAGATCAGCGACAACAACCAGCTGGAATGGAAGCGCAGCGACGTGTTCGCCGACGGCGTCGTCACTTCGCGTGGCTTCTTCGACCTTCGGCTCGCTTTCACGGATTCGCTTATGGGCGAAATCCAGATCGAGCAGCTGAACCCGAAGAACGTGCTGGTCGATCCCGACGGTGAGGAGTACGACCCGGACAAGTGGTCCGACGTGTTCGTCACGAAGTGGATGAGCCCGGATCAGATCGAGCTGCTCTACAACAAGGAAGCCGCCGACGACTTGCGCAACATCACGGAATCGTTCTGGCCGTACGGCTACGACTCCATCGACCGCGACCGGGATCGCTTCGGCACCCCGCGCGCGGTGACCTACGGCCAAGCCGGCGTGCTGCTGCCGTCGGTGCGCAACGTGCGCGTCATCGAGCGCCAGTGGAAGAAGATCGACAAGGTTGAGCACTTCGCCAACCTGCGGATGGGCGATCTGCGCCCGGTGCCGGCCAGCTGGGACGACAACAAGATCGCGCAGTACCTTGCGGACTCGCAGGGCGACGTCGTCGTTATCACGAAGGCGGTGCCCCGCATCCGCTGGACCGTCATCGCCGACAAGCACGTGCTGCACGACGATTGGTCGCCGTACAAGCACTTTACAGTGGTGCCGTACTTCCCGTACTTTCGCCGCGGCCGGACCGTGGGGCTGGTCGAGAACCTGCTGGGCCCGCAGGAGCTGCTGAACAAGGTCAGTTCGCAGGAGCTGCACGTCGTCAACACCACCGCCAATAGCGGCTGGAAGGTGAAGACCGGCTCGCTCAAGAACATGAGCCTTGCCGAGCTGGAACAACGCGGCTCGCAGACCGGGCTGGTGATGGAGCTGGACGACATCGACGCGGCGGAGAAGATCACGCCGAACGCGACGCCGACCGGGCTCGACCGCATCACGTACAAGGCCGAAGAACACATCAAGAACATTTCCGGGGTCACCGACTACCGGATGGGCAACGCCCGCGAGGACGTTTCGGCCAAAGCGGTGAAGAGCAACCAAGCCGCGTCCAGCGTGACGACCGCCAAGGTCCTCGACAACCTGATGCGGACTGACTACATTCTTGCCCGCAACATCCTCGACCTCGTGCAGGAGTACTACACCGAGGAGCGCGTGCTGCACATCGTCACCGACCGGATGACGAACCGCTCCGAGGAAGTGACGATCAATCAGGTCGACCCGGAGTCGGGCCAGATCTACAACGACCTGACCGTCGGCGAGTACGACGTTGTCGTCACGACCCAGCCCGAGCGCGACCAGCTGGAAGACAGCCAGTTCGACCAAGCGCTGGCGCTGCGCGAGCAGCAGATCATGATTCCGGACAAGTACATCATCCAGTCCAGCCGGCTCAAGGACAAAGCCGACATCATCAAGGACATGCAGGCGCAGGCGGAAAGCGAAGAAGCGCTGGCCCAGAAGGCGCTGGAACAGCGCGGTCAGGAAGCCGAAGTCGCCAAGGTCGAAGGCGAAGCCGCGGCGAAGCACGCCGACGCGCAGAAGAAGATGTCCGAGGCGAATCAGCCGAACGACCAGAACGCCGAGTTCGTCGCCAAGATGCAGGAGCTGCAGCAGGAGTACGAGCTGGAAGTTGCGAAAATGCAACACCAGATGCAGCTTGAGCGCCAGAAGCTGGAAATGGAGCTTGAACTTGAACGCATGAAGGTTCAGGCCAAGCTGCAGATGGAGCAGGAGCTGATGGCCGGCAAGAAGCGCCTGCAAGACGCCCAAGTCACCGCCACGGAGGCGCAAGCCGCCGCGACGATCAAGACGGCCGACGCGAAAGCCGAGGCCATGAAGCAAGCACCGGAAGCTGCCGCCAAGGGTGGCGCAGCCGACGGTGAGAAACCCGCCAACGACGGAGCTAAACCTGATGCCTGAAATTCTGAAGCGCCTGTTTTTCCCGGTCCTGCCGCTGCACGCGGTGCCGGATGACGCTGCCGCCGTGGCTGACCGCGGCGACGACTTCGCCCCCACCGGCGGTGACGTAGCGACCGTCGACAAGGACGACAAGGAGATCGAAGACGCCGAGGCAGATGCTGCGGCGCAAAAAGCCGAGGCAGCTGCCAAGAAGCTGGCGGAAGCCGACGACGAGGACGAAGACGCCGACAAGGACGAGAAGAAGGAGAAGATCCGGATTCCGAAAGAGCGGCTGGATCAGGAGATCGCCAAGCGCCGGGCCATCGAGCAGCGCGCCAGCGAGCGGATTCAGGAGCTTGAGCGTCAGATCCAAGCGCAGCAGAAGAACGCTGACGTCGAGGCCATCGAGAAGAAGATCAAGGAACTCGATGACAAGTACGACGACGCCATTGCCGACGGCGAGAAGGACAAGGCCAAGCTGATCAAGGCCGAAATGCGCACCCTTGAGCGCCAGATGAACCGCGCCGAGGCGACTCAGGCGGCGGTGCAGGCCAAGATGGAAGCGCTGGCGGAGTACCGCTACGACCTCGCCCTGTCCCAGATCGAAATGGAGTACCCGGAGCTGAACCCGGACGTCAACGATTTCGACAAGGACAAGGCCGAGGAAGTCGCCGACCTGATCGACGCCCTGAAGCGCCGGGGCAACAGCCCCGAGGTGGCGCTGAAGCGCGCCGTGCGCTACGTGCTGGGCCCGCCGCGCCAAGTCGAGCGTGCCGCCGCCGAGGCGGAGCGCGACATCGAGAAGGACGGCCTGCGCCGGGCCAAGGAAGAGCGCGAGCTGGAAGCGCGCAAGAAGGCCGCGGACGTCGTCAAGAAGCAGCCGGCTGACCTGAACAAGCACGGCCGGGACAGCGACAAGGCCGGCGGCGGACTGCCCAATTCGGGCCAGATCGCCAAGATGACGCAGGATCAGTTCGCCAAGCTCGACGAAGAGACGCTGGCGAAGCTGCGCGGAGACGACCTGTGAGCGTCTTCAACGACGAAATGGGGGCGGAAGAGTTCGCCGTCTGGCTGACCGGCTATCTGGCCGGCTCTCCCGAGGCGGCGGACGACGCCATCAAGGCCCAGCTGGAAATCGTGGTGGGCCGGATCGTCAAGCGCAAGCTGCTGGGCGGGTCTAGCTGGATTCTGAAGCCCGACGAGCGGGAATCGGCCAAGACGTGGCCGCTGCCACCCAGCTATCCGTCAATGCCGTTCACCACCGGCGACCCCCCGCCGATGAATCCGGTCTGGGTCACCTGTGACACCAATACCACCGCCAATTCCTTCACCCTTGGCGCACAGTGTGACGAGGAACAGAGGGTGTAATGAGCAAGGTCTTGCTGGTCGTCTTTTACTTGGCGGGCGGCAAGATCCAGTTTCAGGAAGTAGAGACTGAGAGCGTAGCGTCGTGCTACATGCGCTCCATGCGCGCCGCCGACATCATTCGCGACCACGGATTCATCCCGATTGGTATTCGCTGCGTCCACCGGATGGCGACCTGACATGGATGCCCCCTACCTAGGCATGACCCGCACCCTGAACGGGGTCGAGGAGCAGCTGCGGCTGTACAGCGACGGCACGGAGCCGTGGTGGTATGTCAACGGTAGCCGCGTCCGCCCCGCCACACAGGCGGAAGTGGAGGAGGCCAAGCGGGCTTTCTGGAACCTGTTGTGAGCGCCCACTTGCGTTGTTGACTCTTACTCTCTATCATTTCTCTTATCGGAATCTGGCCCGACAGCCCAGAGCGAGTACCGACCTCGGGAAAAGTCGATTCACACGCGTGGCCGCAGCGTGATTGCCGCCGACCTGAATTGACCGTTTTCAACTCTCGAATGAGGTAGCCGAATGGCACTTACCAACTTCGCCGCGCTCACCACGGAACAGAAGACCGTTTGGTCGATGGACCTGTGGAAGCAGGCTCGCAACTACAGCTTCGTCAACAAATTCCTTGGCAAGGATGCCAACTCGCTGATTCAGCACGTCACTGAGCTGAAGAAGACCGAGAAGGGTGCCCGTGCCGTCCTCACGTTGCTGTCGGATCTGACCGGCGACGGCGTTGCGGGTGACCGCACGCTGGAAGGCAACGAAGAGGCGATGCAGACTTCGGATCAAGTGATCCGCATTGACCAGCTCCGTCATGCCAACCGGCACGAAGGTCGCATGGCCGATCAGAAGTCGGTCGTCGAGTTCCGCGGCAATTCGCGCGACGTGCTGGCCTACTGGCTGGCGGACCGCATGGACCAGCTGGCGTTCCTGACGCTGTCCGGCGTGTCGTACGCGAAGAAGAACAACGGCGCGGACCGCGTCGGTTCGGACTTCCCGTTCCTTGAGTTCGCGGCTGATGTGGCGGCTCCGTCCGCCAAGCGCGTCGCGCGCTGGAACGGCACCACGAAGGCGCTGGCGATTGGTGGCGCGACCACCGACGTTGCCACGGCTGACACCCCGTCGTGGGAACTGTTCGTGCAGCTGAAAGCGTATGCCAAGGATCAGTACATCCGCGGCATCAAGCAGGACGGCGAAGAGACGTTCCACGTCTTCCTGACGCCGCAAGCCATGGCCAAGCTGAAACTTGAAGACAAGTTCATGCTGAACGTGCGTCACGCCATGGAGCGCGGTTCGGGTAACCCCCTGTTCACCGGCTCGACGATCAAGATCGACGGCATGTACTTCCACGAGTTCCGGCACGTGTACAACACGTCCGGTACCGCTTCCAAGTGGGGCGGCGGCTCGGTGGAGGGTTGCCAGATCCTGTTCTGCGGCGCGCAGGCTCTTGGCATGGCGGACATCGGCAACCCCGAGTGGGTCGAGAAAGGCTTCGACTACGAGAACCAGCAAGGTATCTCGGTGGCGAAGATGCTCGGCTTCCTCAAGCCGAAGTTCAACAGCATCTATGCGGATAACACCACGCAGGACTTCGGTGTGATCTCCGTGTACGTCGCTCAGTAACGGAGGAATCACATGGCTCTCAAGAAAGCTAGCCGGACCGCCCAGCGCGTTCTGTCGGCCGAGTTCGACTTCAACTTCAACGACACCATGGTTCCGGCCGCTGGTGGCGCTGCGGTTGACTTCGGCGCGACCAACATCGCGTCGACGGTCTTCGAAGTTATCAACCTTCCGATCAACGCCGTGGTTGTTGGCGGGGCAATCACCCGCTCGACGGCCTTCGACGCCGCGACGTACACGGTGTCGGTCGGCGATTCGGGTTCGGCCACTCGCTATCTGGGTGCGACCGATGTCAAGGGCGCAGGCACGACCGCGCTGGTTCCGACCGGCTACGTCAACGCCGGTGGCCTGAACGTCCAGATCACCGTCGTCGCCGCTGACGTGTGCACCACCGGTGCCGCCAAACTGCGTGTCGACTACGTCATTGCCGGACGTGCCGACGAGGTCTACCCGTCGTAGTTGCAGTAAAGCCGGGGGCTTCGGCCCCCGGCCTTTCCTTTAACCCTTGGAGCTAGCCCATGCCGATGATGCAGTTGCACCGGTCGTTTCGTCTCGCGACCCTGAAAGGCCACTCGGTGCGTTTCGAAAAGAACACGCCGACGCATGTGCCGAATGAAGTAGTGGCGGAAGCCATCGCGATTGGCGCGATTGTCGTGGATGGTGAAGAATTCGATGTAACCCCGAAGGACGCGCCGAAGCCGAATGCGGGTCCTGCGGAAGCAGCAGTTCGCGAAGAGCAGATTCTTGACGCGATCAACGCGCTGGTGATGGAGAACGACCGCGAGTCGTTTACCGCCGGCGGCATTCCGAAGGACAAGGCAGTGTCCGGGCTGGTTGGATACCGAGTGCAGAAGAGCGAAGTGATGGCGGTGTGGATGAAGCGCTCGGAACTGATCGCCGCGGGGCAGCTTACGGCTAACGGCATGCCGGTCTAAATGGATTCCAGCGAGCTGTACGACCGCTTCCGCAGCGACGTCTACGATACGGCCTCGCCGTATCTGTGGTCGGACGTCGAGGTGTTCCAGTACATGGACGCCGCGCAGAAGATGTTGTGCCGGCTCACTGGCGGAATCGCCGACTACACGTCGACGATCACGCAGATCCCCATCGTTGCGACGGAAGCGTGGGTCTCCTACGACCCGCGCATCCTGAAGATCACGCGCGCCAACCGCCTGTCGGACTTCAAGAAGGTCGACGTGCTGAACGTCGAGGATCTGGACCGCATGGGCGGCAGCGACGACTACGGCGTGGTCCGGACGTACAAGTTCGACCTGTCGACCGGCCCCGTCGAGGCCATCGTCACCAACCTCGAAGCGAAGAAGGTGCGCCTGATCAAGGTGCCGGAAGCGAACGACACGCTGCAGCTGGCGGTGTACCGCCTGCCGCTGGTGACGGTCAACGACACGGACATGCAGTTCGAAGTGGACGAGGTCCACCACGAGTATCTGCTGTACTGGATGAAGAAGCTGGCGTTCAGCAAACAGGACGCCGAGACGCGCAACGACAAGCAGGCCGCGGCTAACGAGCTGGCCTTCCGCCAGTACTGCGATCAGGTCCGGCAGGAACGCGAGCGGCGCGAACACAAACCGCGGCAGGTTGCGTACGGGGGTATTTGATGGCGAGTGTCATCTACAACAGCTTTCCTGAAGACCTCGCCCGCGGCGCGATTGATCTCGACACCGACACGATCAAGGTGATGCTGGTCGAGGCGACGTACGTGCCGAACATCGACACGCACACCAAGCGCTCGGACATCACCAACGAGGTGGTCGGTTCGGGCTACGTGGCCGGCGGCGAAACGGTGGTGGTCACGATCACGAAAGACACCGCCAACGACCGCGTCGACATCACGCTGGGTGGCCATGTCTGGAACCCCGCCACGATTACCGCGCGTCGCGCCGTCTACTACAAATCGCGTGGCGGTTTGGCGAGCGCTGATGAGATAATCGCTTGCATCGAGTTTGCGCAGGATGTTTCGAGTTCCAGCGCAGAATGGACGCTGACTGCGTCGACCCTTCGTTTCCAAAACACCGCAATTTGAGGGAGGCGTAAATGCCCATCGTATCTGGTGATATCCACTACCGCCTCTCTGGCGGTGCCGCTAACTCCGACCACAACGCTTCGTTGGGCGGGGCCAAGTCGTCTGTTTCGGCTACGACCAACTCGCTGTTCGACGACGTGTCGGGTGCTGAGTCGGCCGCTGGCACGGTCGAGTACCGTTGCGTGTACATCCACAACAACCACGGTACGTTGCAGCTGCAGAACCCGAAGATCTACGTGCAGGCCAACACGCCGTCCGGCACTACGACCATCGATCTGGCGCTTGGCTCCTCGGCTGTCGACGGCACCGAGCAAACCATTGCGGACGAGATCACCGCGCCAACCGGCCTGACGTGGGTCACCAACGCCACGAACTACGCGACCGGTGTGGCGCTGACTAGCTTGAACGCCGGCTCGCACCGCGCCGTGTGGATTCGTCGTACAGTCAACGCGGGCACTTCCGCCGCGACCGACACGTACACTCTGCGCGTCGAAGGCGACACCGCTCCGTAACTCTGAACAGGATCTGACATGGCTATCGTTACCGTTGTACTGAACACGGCCGTTCGGCCGTTCCCGTTCGGCACCGTCGCCGGCCCCCTGAAGGTCACGCTGAAGAGCGCGACCGGCGAGGAAGTCTTTCTTGAACAGGACGTCGGCCCGTTCGTGTTCTCGGACGTCGCAGTCGGCACCTACACGGTGTCGGCAGAGCGTACTGACGCAGGCGGCGTTCGTCTCGGCGACGCCGTGAGCGTGGAGTTCGTGGTGAATCCCAGCACCACGGAGATCCTCGTTCCGATCAGCATGGTGGTGACGCAGGGGTGAAGAGGGGCGGCATCAAGGCGCTCAGGGAGCGCCTTGCTCGTTTCCTTGCAAAGCTTCGGCGCAAGCCCGTGAAGATAGCTGTGCCGCGGTCAATCGTGGCTAAACAGGAGCTGTGATGGACGCAGATATTGTTGCTGCACTGGGGTCGACCCCGACGGCGATGGAGAAGCTGTACGCGGAGGCCATCGAGGACTCGCGGCTGAACACGGTCAAGTGGGACGAAGAGCGCCAGCGTCTGGCGGAATTTCGCGCCGCCATGACTGAGTACATGACGTGGTTCAAGACGGAGTACGGCAAGCTTCCGCCTGAACTGTTCGATGACCACGACCGGCTGTATTCGAATTGCGTGATGCAGGGCCTTGAGATTCGCAAGCAGTCGATGACCACTGCCACCACGCAAAGCACGATGGACGACGTGATCAACGACGGCTTCCGCCTCGGCGGCGAGATCTTCCGTCGCATTCAGGCGCGGCGCGCGATGGTGACGGCCGGCACGCTGGACCCGACTGCAGTGCCGCCTGCTGTGATCTGATAGCTGAGGGTGGGAACCCAAAGGGCCTTCGGCGCATAGCCCTAGGCCCTTTTTTATAGGCGTTTCGATGCTGCTAGAAACTTCTCTTAACCGCCAGCCAGCGAGTAATCCGTCCGGCGCAGGCGTGTGGTCGGAAATAGCGGTCATTTCTCAGGTGCCGTCGTGGGCTACTGGGCTATACATTACTGGTCAGGGTAGCAACAGTTCCGGCGGCTACACCATCGGTGTGCGTCGTATTGGGCAGTCGTGGTCGCCAGTTAGCACCATGTGGGGGTATTCGCAGCGCGGATTCTTTGTTGAGATTGACCCCGCAACGCGGAAAATTCAGCAGTACATCACGCAGACGACGTTCTGCAATCCGTATATTTTTGGATACTTTGGCCACGAAGCTGGCTGGCTCCATCCGGCGACGCAGCTTACCGCTACGCTGAATCAGCAGTGGGAAACGTATTCTTTTTCCCCCACTAACGGCGATCCGTGCAGCGCGGTGCTGTTGGAAGTCGTTGGCTCGACGGCGTTTGCGTTTCGGTACAAGGGCACAAGTATCGACATATCGGGGACGCTCGAAGGTGGCGGCGATAGTTTTATTGTTCCCGTTAATGCCAGTGGCGAATTCGAATTAAAAATGGATTCCGGCGTTTCTGCATACATCGTCGGCTATTTGAAAACGGGCGTGACTGCGTTCACTACTGCGCAGGAGCTTACTGTTACCCCACTGAACTCGTCGAATACGTACACCTCTCCTGCGATACCGCTCTCGGCGCGGGGGCGCAGTGGAATCGCACTGATAAAGAACATCGACGGCCCCGCTACTACAAATCGAAGTGCGATTTTGTACCATAAGGACTACACGTCGTTTCCGTGGGGTGGGGCCAATCTTTATGAGCCGGGGGCTATTGCACCCGTCTTCGCCGGACCAAAGCCGTCCAACGGGCTGTATTACTCGCCGTATTGCAACGCCAACCTCGGCATCTATTACATCGCAATGCTGGAAGATGTAGCGGAGCCTCCGCCGCCGAAGCAGTACCCGGCAGAAGACGTTACTGACGGCGGATGGTTGCCGTCCGAAAACGGTGCCGATTTGGCAGTGATGTTGGCGGACAACGACGGCGACAAGTACATTTATGCGCGCGAGCCAACTACGTGCGAGGTGCTTCTTCTTCCGTTTGTCGATCCTGCCAGCAGCACGGGGCACACTGTGCAGTGTCGTATGTGGGTCGACGCAGGCACCCGCAACGTCAAGGTGTTTCTGATGCAGGGGGCCACTGAGAAGGCGTCGTGGACGCAGGAGGTCACGACGACGGCTACTGTGTACACCTTTACGTTGTCCGGTGCGCAAGCGGACTCGATCACCGATTACGCCGCGCTGCGGCTTAAATTCGAATTGATGGCGTAAATGCCGACGTTTCTCCCCACCCCCATCCAGCTCACGCCGGTTTCCGGCGGGGTGTGGGAGACCCACGACCTGTCGGCGCACATCCCTGCTGGCGCGGCGGGGGCTCACATGGTGCTTGCGGGCGACGGCAGCTTCGACTACACGAACTGTGGGATTCGCCCCGTTGGTTCCACCAACGGCTTGCTATGGCAGCGGGCTGGGGTGAAGCACCACTACTTCGTTGCGCTGAACGCCAACCGCGAAGTTCAGACCTACGTTAGCTCCGGCGGGCGGGCGTGGATCGTGGGGTATTTCAGTACCGACGAAGCGGTGTTCTTCACCGACGCCGTTTCAGTCGCGGCGACCGCGGTCGATACATGGGAAACGAAAAATATTAACGGTTCGACCGGCGCTGATCCAGTGTTGGCCGTCATGGGCTACAACCGCGGCACGGGCAACACGTCCCCGACGAACCTTGGTTTCCGGTGCACCGGCGAAACGTATACGCCTATCGGAACCAGCGGCAGCGCCACGTTCATCATTCCGTGCGACGGTTCAAAGCAGTTCGATATCTACACTGCAAACACTGCGCATACGTTCATGATCACGGGCTACATAAAGACCGGCTTCACGGCAAACGCGCCCGTAGATGTGTCGACGAACAGCACGTATGGTACGAAGACCGCCCCCGCTCGCGGCGCGGTAGCAATACAGATAGACACGAATTACGCCGGCGGCAGCGGGGCAATTCGCCCCAGCTCGACGTACACGACGGCTGCACATGGCACGGGGTTCGGTAACGCCGGCCTGTCCGGTGGCATTGTGCAGACTACGGCTTTGCGGAAGTTCGACACGTACTGCCAGAGCGCTACGCCGATCATGTACCGCATCGGGTACTTCACGGACACAATTACGCCGGATGCTCGGTACGGGCGTCCGACGGAAGATGTGGCGAAGGGAAGCTGGGTGCCGACGTCCGGGTCAACGCTGTCGCCTATGTTAGATGAGACATCGGCAGACGACGCGGACCTCGTATATACATATTCCGCAACTTCGGGCGAAGTGGTATTGAGTCCGATCACGGACCCGGCGACTAGCTCCGGGCATTCGTTGCGCGTGCGTGCGCGTTCGGATCAGCTGCCTAAAAATCTGCGCGTAACGTTGCTACAGGACACCACGCAGATTGCACAGTGGACGGAAGCGCTGTCGGACTCATGGACTACGCACTTCTTCCCGCTGTCCGGCGCGCAGATTGACGCAATTACCGACTACGGCTTGCTCGTGGTGAGGATCGAGTCCCTGTAATGGCGATCAGTTTCGTCTCCGCTGGCGCAGTAGCCTACACGAGTCAGAACGGCTCGAGCATTTCTGTTCCGTATCCGGCGAACATTGCGAATGGAGACGGCGTTGTTCTGATCTGCGGCATGAAGCCGGCGACGGCGAACGGCGGCACGTTCCCGACGTTGACCGGTTTCTCCGTAGCTGCCTCACTGTACGCCGCGGGCGGGTACGGGACTACGAAGGGGAACGATACCGGCAACACTAACGCCGTTGCGTACTTCCGCCCGTGCGACGGGACGGAAACCGGCAACCTCACGGTCTCCGTAAGCGACAGCAACATCGCGTGGGGCGTGATGTTGCGCTTCACGAAGACGGCCGGGACAGAGTGGAACTGGGACTGGGACGGCACGTGGGGCCAAGATACCACTGCTGGCACGGCTGTTTCGGTACTGCTTGATGCGGATGGCATTGGGGGTATCAGCTACAGGCCCGGCGACTTCTTCGTCGTCGGGATGTGTATTCCGACCGATGCTTCGACGCCGAATCAGTTCTCCGCGCACAGCATTTCGCTGACGAACGTCACGTTTAGCTCGGTGACGGAGGTCGTCGAGCCGGATTCGTCGGCCGGTCAGGACATTGGTGGCTTCGTCACGTACGGATCGGTTACCGCCGCTACGAACAGCGAGGTTATTGGCGACCCCACTTACACCGCAACTGCGGGCGGCACGACGACGAACGTGCGCGGCCCGTTGGTGCTCGTTCGGTTTCGTGAGTACAAAGTCGTCAGTTCGGATCTGTCGGACGAGTACGGCGTCACTGGCGCGGTTAAGACGGACTACGCCGATTCGTACGGCATTTTCCAGCCACAACGCGCGGCGGTGTCGTGGATCGAGTTCGACGTCGCGGACACGAAAGTTGTCTCTGACCTGTCGGACTCGTACATAACGGGCACGACGGTACGGATTTACTCGGCTTCCTTTGCGACAAACTATGACGCCAACGTAACCGCCGTTACTTCGAGCCTCGCAGATCAGTACAACATATACGACGGCTCATCGAACCAGACAGTAACCAGCGACTACGCAGATTCGTATGAAATTTCCGGCGCAGTTACGTCCGACTACGCCGACTCCTACGGTGTTAGCGTTGGCGTTACTAGTGACTACGACGATTCGTATGCCATTGGTATCAGTGTCACTAGTGACTACGCTGACTCCTACGTTGTTAGCGCTAGCGTTACTAGTGACTACGATGATTCGTACGCCGTCGGTACTAGTGTCGTTAGTGACTACGCCGACTCCTACGTCGTTCACGTAGCGGCTACGTCGGATTACGCCGATTCGTACGTTCTCAATTCGCAAATCACGAACGACCTCGCGGACGAGTATGTGGTCCGCACCGGCGTCACCAGCGACTACGCCGACACGTTCAATGTCGTCGCTTACAAGGGTCGCCCGAACGCGCCCAAGTCCGACGGCGGGTGGTTGCCGTCCACCGGCGGGCAGCTGTATGCCTGTATTGATGAAGTCACGCCGGATGACGTCGACTACATCTACACCACCGGCGAAGTCCTCGGCAGCGTCTACATCGACGGGATGTCGGACCCCGGGTCCGACTTCGCACACGTGCTGTCGGTCCGGGCGTGGGCCGCGGTCGGCGCAACGCTGCCGGTTTACCTCGTTGTCAGTTTCTATCAGGAGAACGGCCCCGCTCTGCTGACGAGCGAGGTTGTGGAGCTGTCGGAAAACCCTGCGACGTTCCGGTTTACGGTGCCGACGTCGCAGTCGTCGCTGATTACTGACTACAACAACCCCGGCAAGAAGTTCGTAGTCGAGTTCCAAGCGGACCGCATCGGTGCGCCGGCCTTCGAAGCGCGGATCTCGTGGATCGAGGTCGACGTTGCGGCGACTACGTTCCCCGTCGTAAACAACCTTGCCGACGAGTACGTCGTTAACGAGCGCGTCACCAGCGATCTGGCCGACGAGTACGTGGTGCGGCAGAGCGTGTCGAGCGATCTGGCGGATTCCTACTCTGTTAGCGCGCCGGTGTGGGCGGATCTCGCGGACGAGTACGTCGTTGCGACGTCGCTCAACAGCGATCTTGCGGATTCGTACATTGTTTATGCGCTGGTCAATCAGGACTTGCTGGACGAGTACCTCGTCTATGTGCGGACCAGCGCCGATTACGACGACTTGTACGTCCTCCGTCAGGGGGTCTCGCAAGACCTGAACGATGAGTTCGTGGTCATTGGGCGAGTCTCGTCAGACCTCGCTGATTCGTACAACGTCGAGCAGGCTGCTGGAAAGGTTACCAGCGACTACGACGACTCGTATGTCGTCCGCAACGTCGTTACGTCGGATCTCGACGATTCGTACTTCATCACGACGCTGGTCACGACTGACTACGCGGATGAATATGTAGTCCGCGCGGCAGTCACGACCGACTACGCAGATGAGTACGTAGTCAATGCGCCGGTTACGTCCGACTACGCGGATGAATATGTAGTCCGCAACGTCGTTACGTCGGACTACGCGGATGAATATGTAGTCACGGGTCGCGTTACTAGCGACTACGACGACTCGTATGGAATCGCAGGCGTCGCGACCGGCGACTACGATGATTCGTACGTCGTTGCTGTCCGCGTTACCGGCGACCTCGCTGACGAGTACATCGTTCGCAACGGCGTTACGTCGGACTTCGCTGACGAGTACCTCGTTGCTTCGTCTGTCACCAGCGATCTGGCGGATAGCTATGGCGTCGCCGGGCTTGTCACTTCTGATTACGACGACTCGTATGTCGTTCGCACCAGCGTCACGTCCGATCTCGACGACTCGTACGCCATCCGCAACGTCGTCACGTCGGATCTGGCTGACGAGTACCTCGTAATTGCGCGGGTCAGCAGCGACCTCGATGACTCGTACCTCGTCGAGGAAGTCGGCAAAGTCAGCAACGACCTCGCTGATGAGTACGTCGTCCGCAACGTCGTTACGTCAGATCTCGACGATACGTACATTGTCCGTACAAGCGCCGCGTCGGACCTCGTCGATGAGTACGTCGTCAATGCGCGGGTCAGCAGCGACCTGTCTGATTCATACAACGTCGAGGAAGTTGGCCGGGTCAGCAGCGACCTCGCCGACGAGTACGTCGTCCGCGAAGGCGTCGCTTCCAGTCTTGACGACTCTTACATCGTCCGGACTACAGTCACCCAAGATCTGGTGGATTCCTACCAGATCGCGGCACAGGCCAGCGGCGCGACCCTCGTTGTAAGTGGTGGCTTACTGCCGGGTAGTGCTACCGGTCAAGCCGTCGCGGCCGGTAGTGTCGTAAACTACCAACTGTCGCTGATTCCCGGCGCGGCCAGTGTTTCGGTCGTGGCTTCGGGGGCTACGTTAGTAGTCACTAACTCGCTGGTCAGCGGCACGGCGGTCGGCGCTGCACTTGCCAACGGCGCGCTGCTGGTAGTAACGAAGGCGCTGATCCCGGGCACGGCGGAGGGGTCGTATCCCTTCGAGGGGTACACCCCGGACCACGTGTATATGGTGCCGGCGGAACGGCGCGGATACATCGTGCCCGAGGAGTATCGAACGCACGAGGCGACTGCCGAAGACCGCCTCTATGTGGTGAACGGAGAAACTCGGAATCAACAGGTGTAGCCCATGGCAGACACGTTCGTCGTTACAGTCGGGAAGCCGACCATCACCAAGGACCCCAACGCAGTTCTTGACTATTCCATCGACTGGACAGACTGGCTACTGGCGGCTGCGCCAGACGACACCATCCAAATTCACCAAGTCATTCTCCAAGCCGATACCGATTTGGTAGTAGAGCAGAGCGCCGTCGTCGGCGGCACCCGCGTTACCTTTTGGCTGTCCGGCGGCACTGCCGGCACAACGGAGCGCGTTGTGTGTCGCATTACCACAGTTGATGGGCGGGTCGATGATCGCTCGGTGTGGTTGAAGATCAAGGAGCGGTAGAGTGAGCTTAGAGTCACACGACCTCGACGTCGCCGGAAAACTCGGCGGTCTGGCCGCGGAACTCGCCGGCATGAAGAACACATTGGGGAATCACATTACAGACGAAGACATTCGGGACGAGAAGATCCTGAAGCTTGTGACAGAGATCCGCGAGGCTCTGCCCAGTATGGAGACGCACCGGCAACACCATGACGCCATCGAGCTTTGGCTGATGCGTCAAAAGAAGCGCCAAGAGATCCTTGACAAGATCTTGGCGGAATCCGGCAAGAGCGTTTTCATCGCCCTCCTAGGTGCGCTCTGCTTTCTATTGTGGGAGGGCCTGAAAGTGGGGCTTCGTGCAAAAGGCGTCTCTTGACGACCTGCAAGGGCATCGGGACTTTTGGCTCCGAATGGCGGTGCATACCGTTGCTTTTCTGATCGGCATGTTGCTGGCATTTTGGATTTTCTAACCGTCTCATTCTCTTGTTAGAATCGGAGTGGGCGTTCACTCGCCAAGGGGTAATTGTGTGCGGAGCGTGCCGTGACTAGTCGGATGCCGCGTTGGGAGCAGGCGCTAGCCCATCCCAATGTTCGGGCATTCCTTCGCGTCATTCGCCAAGGCGAGTCGAACCAGACTGACAACGCTTACCGCATGATGTTCGGTGGTGAGCTGTTTGAGGGTAGCTTCGCCGATCACCCCCGCCGCAAGATCACCAAGCCGCTGGGCGGCAAGCCCATAACGAGTTCCGCGGCCGGGGCCTATCAGTTTTTGGAGCGGACGTGGACGTCGCTGGTGGCGCTCTACGGTTTCTCCGACTTCAGCCCCAAGAATCAGGACCTTGGCGCGGTTGCGCTGATCGAGGGCCGAAAGGCGCTCGACGACGTGCTGGCCGGGAAGTTTGATGTTGCAGTGCGCAAATGCGCTTTGGAGTGGGCAAGTCTCCCCGGCAGTCCGTACGGACAGCCGATGATGTCCATCGAAAAGGCGCGCCAGCTTTACGTATCGTTTGGCGGGGAGTTCGCTCCCGCCGCCCCTGTTCCGAAATCGGAGGCTGCTGTGGCCCTTCCCCTTCTTGGCATTGCAGCCGCTGTGCTGCCCTCCCTGATCCAAGCCGCGCCGGATCTTCTCAAGATCTTCAACGATCCGGACAACCCGGACAAGACCAGCCGCGAGCGCGACGCCGAGTTGGCCGTCAAGGTGTTGGAGATCGCCAAGGAAGCTACGGGCGCGACCACCGTTGAAGAGGTCATTCCCGCGGTGCAGTCGCCGGAAGGCCAAGAGGCGTTCCGCGAGGCCGTCAAGAGTGAGTGGTTCCAGCTGCAGCAAGCGACTGAAAAGTCCGTCGACACCGCCCGCAAGTACGCGGTTGAGTACGCCCAGATCAAGAACGTACGGACACTGTTCGGCAAGTGGTTCCGGATCACGTTCCTTGAGTTCCTGTCGCTGGTGTTCGTGGTGATCAGCGCCGGGGGCGCTTACATGGTGCTGACCGATGAGTCCTTCGGGGAGCAGATGCGTGGCGCGGTGATTACGCTGATCCTGATCGGCGGCTTTACCGGCGTGCAGAACTTCTGGCTTGGTAGCTCGCTGGGCTCCAAGATGAAAGAGGACAAGAAGCAGGAGTGACACATCCGGTAGTGCCTAGCTGCGGTGGCCTCGGTGCGAGCTTGGCAGGGCTCTCGTAACCGCAGCACGGAGGGTCGGCGTTGCTCCGCGCCGATTCCTCCACCTATTTTGCACGAGGCCAGCTATCCGGAAGATATGCCCTGTGTGTTCGAAGGAATTCGAACATCGCCGATCAGTAGTATGTTGCTCTCACTCTTGCGCTGCGACGCTCCAACACCGGGTTTTGGGCCCCCCGGGCTGGAAAGGCGGGCTGACTAGAGTCAATGGCTACCTACGGCAGTATGCGCCGGATCACCCCCACGCAGTCAACAGCTACGTGGCCCAGCACCGGCTCATCATGGAGAAGCACATCGGTCGGTTCCTGCACCCCCGCGAGCGTGTACACCACAAGAACGGCCAGCGGGATGACAACCGGATCGAGAATCTGGAACTGTGGACGCTGGGCCGAAAGGACCCCCATGGCGTCCGAGTGGAAGACCTGTTGCGGGAAATGATCCACCAGCACCCCGAATTGGCCGAGCAGATCATCAAAGAACGCGACCCCGACGCCTGAAACTCCTATAATCCGTCTAATTTCCGTCTCTCCGTCTGATGACTGACTTCAAGATCGCCCCGTTTGGCGGTATCGACACCCACACCCCGGAGCCGTCCGCGACCCCGGGGTTGCTGCGTGACGCCGTCAATGTGGACATCGACCGAGACGGTGGCGTTGGACGGCGTGACGGGCTACAGGCCACCGCAGTTACGGACCCCGTGTCCGGTGTCTACGGCTGGCGCAACCAGAACCGGCTGTGCTACGTGTCCGGCGGGAGCTTGAAGCTGTGGAACCCCGCCACCGGTGTCGCAACGACGCTTGGTGCCGTCACTGATACGGAAGTCGAGTACGTCGAAGTCAACAGCGAGCTGGTGGTCGGCGGGCTGAATACGCTGGTGGTGGTGCGCAGCGGTCAAGTGCAGGGGCTTGGCGTGGAAACGCCCCCGCCCCCGCTCGTTGCGACTACACAGGTTGGCGGCTTCACTGCCGGCCGGTACGGCGTGCTGATCACTTTCGTAGCCAGCAACGGCGAAGAAAGCGGTGCCAGCCCTGCGATCTTTCTCGACGTTGTCGAGGGCGGCGGCATCGAGATTCAGGCGTTGCCGATCCCGCTGGAAGCGAAGGTCACCAAGATCCGCATCTACCGCACTACGGCCGACGGCGACGCGTTCTACGCTGCGCAAGATGTCGTTCTGCCGCACGCCGAGGCTTTCCTGCTGAGTCAGGGCGCGCCGGGCGGGCAAGTCTGCACTACGCGGCACACGGTGCGCATGCCCGGCGGCAAGTACTTGCGGTATTGGCGAGGCCGTGTCCTTGTGGCCCGCGGGCCGAACCTCTACATGAGCGAGCCGATGCGCTACGGGCTTCATGACCCGCGCCACGGGTTCATTCAGTTTCCGAACGTCATCACGTTCATCCAGCCGGTACTTGGCGGGATCTTCATTGGTCAGCGTGATGGTGTTGTATTCCTGCGCGGCGCACTTCCGTCCGAGCTGAAAGTCGAAGCTACGGGCGCAGCCGTGCCGGTCCCCGGTTCCTCCACCGAGATTGACGGCGAGGACATGTCGGGCGACTGGGCGCAGGGCGGACAGAAGTACGCAGTTTGGCTTGGCGAGCGCGGGTACGCAATCGGCACGCCAAATGGCGACGTGGTGGAGCCGCAGAGTAAGCGGCTTGCCGTTCCTGTCGGGCAGCGCGGCGTCACAGTCGTGCATAACCGCCGCCTGACCACCCTAGTAACTTGAACCCCGAGGTAAAGATGAATGACATCCTGAAGCACAAACGGGAGTTCGCGCGGGACTTGCAGGACGGCGCGTACGAACTCACCCCCAGCGGACTCCTGTTCCCGAAGATCGGCGCGACCGTTGCCGGCCAATACTTCCACGCCGTTAACGGCGGCGATCTGCAGATCGACAAGAACCTCGTAGTCGACGAGGGCCTAGCATACTTGCTGGGCGTGTCACTCGGCGCAACGGCGAAAATCAACACGTGGTATCTCGCGCTGTGGAACACCAACGTCACCCCGGCAAGTAACTGGACCGCGGCGAACTTCGTTGCGACCGCCGGCGAGATCACGTCGTTGACCGAGGGCTACTCCGAAGCCGTGCGCCAAACGTGGACCCCGGGTGCAATCAGCGGCGGACAGATCGACAACCTTTCGTCGCTGGCATCGTTCACGATTGCAACGGCTACGGCGGTTGAGGTGTACGGCGCGGCGCTGCTGTCGAGCAACGTACGCGGCGGCGCTTCAGGCACGCTGTTGTCCGCAGGCCGCTTTGCCACGCCGCGCACGCTGTACGCCGCAGACGTCTTCCAGATCGGCTACCGGCTGACCCTGTCTGGCGTCTGACCGTGAGTGAAGGTATTTGACGGTTTTCGTCTTTCGGCGACGGGCGAGCTTTCAGCGATTGAAGTTGCAATCGCGAAGAAGCTCGCCCTCGACACTCGCCTAGAAGCAGAAGCCCGCGGGCTGTTTCAGTTCCGCAAGTATCTAGAGCTGCCCGGTGGGGGCTACGCCTATTCCATAAAGGCGGGCGATTTCGTCGGTGTCCATGTCGTGCCTTCGCGGCCCGGCAAGGATCAGTACATCTTTCTCCGCATCCCTGACTTCGGCAGTGGTTGGGTTGTCGACGGCACGCGGACCCCGGGCGCTACGCCGGAAGATCCGGACACCGTTACGTTTGTGCCGACTGCGGCCACGGTCGAGCGGCTCGTGGATGTAGCAGTGGCCGGCGAGCAGGAACTTGCCCGCTACGCAGTAAACGCCAACGTCGAAACCCGTGACGATTTGTTCGCGGGCGACACGCAGTACGAGGCCCTGCGCGCTTCGCAATTTTCCGGAAAGATGCGGAAGCTTGTGCAGTTGCTTATGGGCTTCGGGCGTCCGCCCGAAGGACCCAACAAGTTTCTTACCGTCGCGCAGCAAGTTCTGAAAGCATCCGGGGTCAAAGCACCCGAGCCCGACGTTGCTGCGACGAAAGCGTTCACGACCGGCGTGCAGATCGACTACGACAGTCGCTTCTACCGTACGCATGGACTGGCACAGGGCGCAGACAATAGTTGGTGGCTGATAGAGGTGTCTGCGCGCGGGCTTCTGGCCATGCCGTTGCAGTACTACCGCTACACCACATCGCCCTCATTCATAGCAGTGGCTTCGACGATTGACGCCGAAGTTGCTCTGGCGCTTTCGACCTTTGGCGGACTGCCCACGGGCGAGGCAATCTCGCTCGACACTGAATTGTTTGGGGCCATGAAGCGCGCAGGGATCGTTAAAGAGCTGCAGCCGGCTTCTGCGATGGAGGCGTTCTACGATCTGAGCCCCATGAGTTCTGCGTGCGGCTGGGTGTTCAACGACAGCGGCACGGAAGCGCACAACATCGGCTTCGGCACAAATGCGTCCAGTAAGTTAGCAACCGAGCATTGGAAAGTGACGTTTTCAATCGGGATGCCGATTGATCCGCAGCAGCCCACGGACAGTCCGATCTTTGCCAGTTTGCTGCCGAAGATCGAGGCTGCAACGCCGCCGCCCGGCGTCACCATCGACGAAGAAGCGCAGTACAAGCGGATCATTCGCTCCAAACTGCGCTACATGACGAGCGGCGATCTCGGCACTGCTGCGGCTATGGAAGCCCAAGCAGCGTTTGACTACATTGATTCGGTGCAAGTCGAACGAGTGACGGCCAGCGGTACGGTCGACGCTATGTCCAAGAATGCGTTTTACTATCTAGTGGATGTCGACAACGCGGCGCTAGGGGCAGAGTTCAAGATGCACGAGCCGCTCGTCGGCGGCTTGATCAGTTTTGATGGCGACACGTTTAGCGGCGGCGTATCTACGGCTCCTCACGCGACAAACCCCGCCGTTACCGACTGCCCCATCTTTGTGTACTTCGTCGGCGACACGCTGAAGTACGTTAACTTCTATTGGCAGCAAGGAACGTTCTACGGCATCGCTACTCCGTACATACCGGAGACAAACATGCCGAACGGGGAGACTTGCGGATACAACCCGTTGACGCGCGTGTTAATCGGAACGGGATGGCGACGCGGCGGCGACGGTTACGGACAGGCCCGCTCTCGTATCTACACGTCGGATGTGGATGAGCGCGTGGTTACTTTTACTGGCTCCCCCGGACGCTGGTATGAGGAGACTGTCACGGCGACCTATCTGGGCGAGTACACCTATATGTCGCCGACCGAGCTGTTCGGGATGAAGTCATATGCGAACCGAACGCACTACAAGTCACGCGCTACTTGGTACGAAGAGAAGTGGAACCGGGAAGTTACTACGCATGCAGTAGTGCCGCAGGGGACGCGAAGCGGCTGCTTCATCTGTGTTATCGATGCTTTTGACCAGCACTACCGAGAGGAGTTTTTCTACGACGTTGAAGCTTTCGGAAATAGTTGGAGCAGCGCGCTGTGGCGCATTCCGGCGGATACTCCCGAGGGCGACAAGGCACTTGCTACTGCTAACGGCGCACCTGCATGTGCGATGGACCAAGACGAGTGGCGGCACGATACGCCGGAAGATAACGGCGGCGATACCAGCTGTCAGATTCCTACGTCTGGCGTGTGGAATACGCTATGGTTTGCAGAGTGCGACGTTTTTCAGCCGGGCGGCACCCAGCTAACTGGTAGCGGCAACTCTCCGCTGATCGAGGATTATCAGAACTTGACGCCGACGGCGACTTACAAGTTGTATGCGAGCTTCGAATTCGTCAACGGCGGGGTAACGCAGGAGATTCACTCCGGAACGACGACCGACATGAATACGATCAATATCTGGCAGCGTTTTGCATTCAACGCGTTTGACGGGCGGCAGCAGTGCTCGACGACGCATAATAGTTTCGGGTCGGGCACTACGGTTGTATCTCAGACGGGCCCTAACGGCTGGGGCCCCGGGTTGCAGATCGGCAGTCCGATGGACACATACATTCAGCAGCAACGCGTGGCGTTTGTGGGGGTGGTAAATGGCGACTGAGTTCGAAGAAATTGCTGACGAATACAACCTCGTAGAATATTACGTCGCTGGTCCGTTCTTCATCGACCATCTCGGCACTATGTCCGACGCGGCAACGGTTGGGCGTATTGCCTCGTGGCTATATGAAGTTCGCGCGGCTGCGGATTCCGTCCCGGCCCTCAAGCTTACGTCGCACCTGACGGAAACACCGAAGATTACGGACTCCGTGCAGTCCGTTGCGCGGGTGCTGATCAGCGAAACGCCCAAGTACGCCGAAACGCAGCAGATCAGCCGCTACCTGCTGGTGCAGGACACGCGCAGCGCCACGGAAACGGTTACCCCCAAGACAATTGCCACCAAGACACTGCTGGACGGGCTCGAAGCGCTGGACGCGGCTTATGTCAGTAAGAAGGCAACCTTACTGGAAGCCGCCCAGATCACGGATTCCGTAACCTTCAGCTCCCAAATTCTGCGGCAGGTTTTTGACGCTCTGGCCGCGGCGGAGGTGGTTACCCAAGCCGCTCGTGTCGGCATCGAGCTGGACGACGAGCTGGAAATCACCGACGCGGCGCTGCCCAGCGCCCAGACCTCGTCCAGCGTGACCGAGGATCTCTTGTACGTTGAGGATTCGCTGGTCCCGACGTCTTCCGAAGCGTGGACGGCGAACACCGACGGCTGGCAGATGAGCAAGTACGACCGGCTCCCCATGGGGGCGTCGCTGGCTGCGCTGGGGGGCTACCGGTACACCGGGGCTCTGACGGGGCTTACCAAGTTTGACCAAGCGGTGGCGGTGTCCGGGGCCACGTTCACGTCCCTGTGGTCGGATCTTGGCGATGACCATCTCAAACTGCCCCGATCCCTCTATCTGGGATATACAAGTGAGCAACCACTTACTGTTACAATGTTCGTCACGAAGAGCGGGCAAGACTTCGGCTATCCGTACGTCATGCCCGCGCAGCTGGCCGACTCCATGCTTCCGGGGCGGCTGATGCTAGGTCGGGGCCTGCGTAGCCGGTACTTCAAGTACCAAGTGGAGAACACGGGCGGTGGTTATTTCTACATCGACACCGCGTTGATCGACGCGGACGTCTCGACGAGGCGCATCTAAATGCCGTTGCCCCCGCAAGAATTCTTCATCGACAAGGTCTACGACGGCGTCGTAGACGAGCTTGAGCGCCTCAATACCGACACCGACGAGTACAAGGCCCTCTTCGAGTCCGTGCTGGGGTCACTGGCCGCAGCGCCTTTGCCGGTGCTGCCGCCGATCAGCTCGTTTTCGGACCCGGCGGCGCTACCGGCGTCGGCGCTGCTGAACGTCACCAAGCCGACTGGCCCGGCAATCGATCTGGTCGGCATGAACATGCCGGCCGATCCCGCCACGCTGGATCTGGCGGCGGATATCGCGGCGCTGATCACCTCGGTGCCGGAATTCAATCCGAGCGTTCTCGGGCTGAATCTCCCCAACGCGCCTGCCCCCATCGACACCAGCGGCCTGCCGCTGCGCCCCGACGTCGACGGCGCTATTACCCTGCCGGTGGCTCCCGATCTGAGCCTGCCGAGCATGGGTGCGCTCACCCCCATCGTCATTCCGGAGTTCGTGTTCCCGACGCTGCCGACGTTCACCGAGACCATGCCGGTGCTGACGGCGCAAGCGCCGGACACGAATGTGGCGTGGGCCGAGCCTGCCTACGACAGCGAGCAGTTCAACGAGATCTGGCTGCGCGTCAAGGAAATGATGGCGGGCTCGCGTGGCTTGCCCCCGGCCGTCGAAGCCGCCCTGTTCGAACGCACCCGCGGGCGCGATGCGACCGCTGCATCGACGGCTGTAAAGGAAGCGTACGAGGCGTTTGCTGGCCGCGGCTACTCCATGCCGCCCGGCATGCTGGTGAAACAGGTCAACGCGGTCATCGAGGACAGCCAGCTAAAGGCCAACGCGACCAACCGCGAGATCTACATCAAGAGCCACGAACTGCTGATATCTCAGCTGAACGTCGCTATCGAGCGCGGGCTGGCGCTGGAACAGATCAATTTCCAAGCCTTCACCAACGTGATGACCCGCTTGCTGGACATTACGAAATTCCGTGTGGAGTCCGCGATCTCTGTGTTCAACGCCGAAGTACAGGCGTTCAACATCCGCACGCAGGCGTACAACGTAGCGGCACAGGTGTTCAAGATCCTGATCGACGCCGCACTTACGAAGCTCGAAGAGTTCCGGGCGCGCATCGAGGCGCAGAAAGCCATCGGCCAGCTGAACCAGCAAGTCGTGGACATCTACACCGCGCAGCTGGGCGCTGTCGAGACCAAGGTCAAAGCCTACGTCGCGACCATGGAAGGCGCGAAAGTGCAGACCGAGATCGTCAAGGCACAGATCGACGCTTACCGGGGAGACATCCAAGCCTATGCCGCTCGCCTCGACGCCGACAAGACCCGCTTCGAAGCGTACGAAACACAGGTCAAGGGAGAGTCGGCCAAGGCCGGAATCCTCGAAGCTGAAGCCCGGGCCTACGCTTCCCGCGTACAAGCCCTCGACGTAGCCGGCACGCTGTCGATGAAGAAGATCGACGCGAAGATCGAGAAGGCCAAGCTCGATACGCAGCAGTTCGCGGTGAAGGTCACGGCCGAGCGAGACCGCATAACCGCCCAAGCGGAGCAGTTCCGCGCGCTGGTGTCGAAGTACGCAGCTGATGTGCAGTCGTATGGCACCGAGCTGCAGAACAACGTCGCCACCCGCGAGCTGGACGTCAAGCGGCTTGAGGCGAGCCTGCGCAACGCCATTGCGCGGTACGAAGTAGAACTGAAGAAGTACGACGGCGAGACCAGCCGGATCATCGAGCTGGCACGGCTGAATCTGGAAAGCCTGCGGACGATGGCGCAGTACGCGGCGCAGCTTGCCGCGGGCGCGATGAGCGCGCGGAATATCAGTATGGGTGTATCTGGGCAGGGTCAGGGCTCTGACTCTCTCAACTACAACTACAACTACAACTACGCGTAGGTGGGTGGATGAAGAAGGTCAAATCGAACGTCACGCAGGACTTCAACACCAAGCGCGGTCTGCGTATGTACGCGGATGGCGGGCTCGTCGGCACCGCTGCCACGGGTCTGCGCAACCGGCATAACCAGATCGACGCTGCGGTGAACGGCGCGCCTACGGCGCAGCCCGCGGTGGCGACGAAGCCTGTAGCGCCCGCTCCTGCGCCGGCCCCCGCAAAGCCCATCGAGAAGCCCGCTCGCGTGTTCGGCGTCCCTATCGGTGGCCCGGTCGGCAGCGCCCTGCGCAAGCTGGGCATGAAGGACGGCGGCGAGGTGAAGGGCCCCGGCGGTCCGCGGGACGACAAAGTGCCGGCGAAGGGCCCGCAAGGCGAGCGCGTGCAGCTGTCGAACGGCGAATATGTGCTGCCGTGGGAGACCGTCGACGCGCTTGGCGGCGCGGAAGAGCTGGACGAGCTGGTACGTGAGACCACGGGCCGCGAGCCCGGCCCGAAAGTCATTGGCGGCGTGCCGCACGCTGCGGCTGGCTGGGGTCTGAAGAAGGCGCTTGGCAACACCGACGTGGTGGAAGCGACTGCCGCTGATTTCGAAGCGGCGGGCGGCACCAAGCCCGCCAAGCCGGCGACACCGGTGCAGTCCGCTGCGCCGTCGAACCTCGGTTCCCGGTACGAGGCGTGGCGCAACAAGGCCACTAGCGCTCTGCGCCGTGGCATCGACGTCGCTGGGCCGAAGGTGAGAGAAGTCGTCGGCGACCTGCGTGGTGCTGCTTCCGTTGGCGCAGAGGACGGCGCAGCTGCTGGAAGAGCCGCCGCGGCAAACGTCGGCGGGCGTGTGGGTCCGGCCCTCGGCGCAGTACAGGGTGCGGTGGAGAAAATCCCCGGCGTCGCCCCGTCGGTGAAGGGCGTGACCGTGGCCGACGCCACGCTGAATGACTTCGCCAAGGCACGTGCTGCCAGCGACCCGGCGTATCAGGACGTTACACAGCGCGCCGCGGCGAATCGCGCGCGGATGCCGGGCTCGATTGCGTCTTCGACGCAGACTGTGGCCCCCGGTGGTGGTGGCGGAACCCCGCCGTCGCCCCCGGGCGGAGGTGGCGGAGGTGGTGGCAAGCCCCCGGTAGGCGGCGCGCCGAAGTGGTATCAGCCGTCGGGCTTCGGTGCCAAGGCGTCGACCAAGCTCGTCGGTGCGGCCGGCAAACTCGGCGCTCCGCTCGCTATTGGCTCCGCAATTCCTGCCACCGCCGACATGGACGTGGACGCGCAAGCGCGGAACATGGGTGTTACGCTCGACCGCGACAACAGCGCGTGGGACATGGCCAAGGAGTTCTACGTCCGCGGCGCTGGCGCGCTGCGCAACATCGCCAGCAACGCCTCGTTCGGTCTGGTCGATCAAGCGCCGCGGCTGAACCCGCCCGAAGGCGCGCAACCCGCCGGTCCCGCTCTTGCCGCGGCTGGTCCTGCCGGTGCGAATCCTGACGTGCGTCGGGCGCTGATTGATATGGGCGTGGACGATCCGTCGCGTCCGCCGGTGCCGCAGAACATGCGCGGTGACATATTGCGCAGCGCACGTCCTGATCCGGGTGCGTACATCAACTTCGGCAACTATGGCGGCAACGCCGACGTGTACGGCACGGCGTCGCGCCCGGGCGGTCGGGTCAACAACTTCGCGGCCTCGGGTGGCCCGGGCAACGGCCCCGGCTACGACATGCAGCGCAACCTCGAATCCATGGCGCGCGCCAACGCGATTCGACAATCGATGATCGACTCCCAGCCGCAAGGCTCGCCGAGCGAGTTTCGCGACACGTCCGCAGCAGCCGAGACCGACGCCTTCGGCAAGACTGCAGCGCAGCGGCAGGAAGAGTCGGACGACTACAACTTGCGTCTGGCGATGACGCGCGCCGGCAGCGGGCCGATCCCCGCCGGTTTGCGCGCGCAGCAAACGGCCATGTTGAACAACAAGTCCGAAGAAAAGCGCAACGCGCTGGACAACCAGACGCGTACCCGCGGGCAGGATTTGTCCTACGACCTCGGCCTGCGCGGCGACCGCACGCAGCAGCGCGGCCAGAACATGACGTACGACCTCGGCATGCGCCGTGACGACACCGAACGATACGGTGTGGATTCCGTTGCGGGCAGCAACCGCGCGCGCCTGCGGCTCGATGCGGCCAAAGCCAACATGGAAACGGGCGACCGCCGTGCCACGGTTATGCGCGATGAGCTGAAGGACTTCGTGGGCCTTAACGTCAAAGACGGCAACACGGCCGAGAACCAAGAGCGGTTCAACCGGATCTACCGCACGGCTGCAGCAACCGTCGGCAAAAACGGCATCGACCTGTCGCAGCTCGACCCGAACATTCGTACTGAGATCTACAAGCTTGCGGACCGCAAAGAGAAGATCGACGGCGAAAACGCAGCGCTCATCAACCAGCTGCTTGAATCCGTTGGCGTACGCGGGCGCAGCTTCCGGAGCGACAACGTGCTGGACTACGAGCCGAATCGCTTCGAGCGCGGGCGCTTCGGCGACACGTACTACTCCAACACCGGCGAGCAGTCGTATCAGCAAGTCGTCGGCGACGGTACGGACAAGGCCGGTCCGAGCTGGCAAGTGTGGACTGGGCAGACGCCTTCGCTGGAAGGGGCCCGCCGCGCTGACCGGCTTCAACAAGAAGAGCGTGAACGGATTCTTCGTAACGGGGGTCGTTAATGGCGGGGCTTCGGCTTTACTCTCTTCCGCCTGAAGAGGAGCGCCCGCTTACCCCGTACGAACAGGCGGTACGCGGTGTCGATTCCTCGGGCGGTGAGTTCGGCCGGGGCGTAACTTCTGGCTTGCTTGGCGCTTTCGGTGGCGGCTACAACGCTACTGCGGGTGCCTTTCAGGAAGCGATGGGCGGCGACCCCACGCGTTCCTACGACACGTCGCGAGGGCTGCTGCGCCGCGCCGGACAGGCCGCGCCCATCGTCAACAACTGGGACAAGGTCAATGGTGTTGGCGACTTTCTCGATTACGCTGCGGGCGCTGCCGGACAAGGACTGGCATCGACGGCTCCGGGCGTAGCGGCGACGCTGCTGACTCGCAGTCCGCGGGTTGGCCTCGCCACGATGTTTCCGATGGAAATGGGCGAGTCAGTTGCAGCGACTCGCTTTGACCCCAGCATCCAGCAGCCCGACACTGCGACCATGCTGAGTGGCGCGGCCACTAAAGGCGCAGTGAATACCGCCATCGAGGCGGTGCCGTTCATGAACATCTTTGGTCGCGGTCCGCTGCGCCCGTTGATGAAAGCGGCAACGATGCCCGCTCGCGCTGGTGGACACATGCTGGCGGAAGGCGGCACCGAGCTGGCGCAACAGCGGGTCGGACAGCTTGCGCAGGACTACATGGTTCCGGGGCGCGACACCAGCGAAGACAACATGGAGTTGCGCGAGGCGTTTCTGCAAGGCACGCTGGGCGCAACCCCGTTCGCTGGCATGTCCCTCGCCGGCCACGCAGCGCGCGATGCGGGCGTTGGAATGTCGAGTGCAATCGACAAGCTGTTTCCAGCAAAGGGCGAACCGACGGCGCTGGACGACCTCATCGAGTCGACGAAGAGCGTCGGTACGAAGCTGAAAGAGAAGTTCGACCCGGTCCTCGGCAAGGACACGGCCGAGACGATGGAGAACCTGCGCAAGCCGGTCGACGTCGACGCGCTGAACGAAGGCAAGCAGTTCAACCTGATGCGCCCCGGCGTGGACACGGCTGAAGACGACATCAAGAAGAAGCACAGCTTCCTGCGGCAGCAGCTGGGCAACAAGCACACGTGGCTGGCCGAGCCGCTGGCGAAGGCGATGGACCGCTACCTACGTGGCGACACGCCGGGCGGCGACGACGCCAAGTTCAAGCAGGCGATCCTTGAAGCGTTCGACGGCAACGTCGAGCGGGCCAACGGCGTCATGGAACACTTCGCCAAGGCCGTCGAAGACTTCAGCGGCACGCTGGGCGAGCGCACCACGATCTACGACACGGCGCGTGAGCCGTCGTGGGGCGACCGCGAGGCAGACGACGACACCGCGGCTGCGCCGGAAGGTCCGGCTATCGAGGAAGGCGGGCAGGAGTACACGCCCAAGGCCAACTACCGCTTCGCCGGCACGGGCCGTCTGCGCCCGTACGAGAACCGCGCACAGGCTGGTGCGGCCCGCCGCGCGCTGGGAGCGGCTGAGGGCTCGAAGGTCAAAGTGCGCACGATGCTCGACTGGGCCCAAGAGCGTGGCAAGGACCCGGACAAGGCCCTGACCGACATGATCGGCGGACTGCGCTACGACCTGAACGACATCCAGAAGCGGCTTCAGGATCGCGACATGCCGAAGGAGCAGCGCGAAGACTTGTTGCAACGCAGTAACGAGATCGTGTCGCTGCTGCGCAAGGCGATCCCGACAACTGACCCCGACACGGGCGAGATCACGGACTCCGCGACCGAGCGGCTGTCGAAGCTGTTCGTGCTGCGCGGCGAGGCTCTGCCGGCCGACGACCTGACTGCCACGTCGGAAGAGATCGCTGCCTACGCTGACAAGCGCGAGGCGTTTGGCGGGGCCAAGGGCGCGATGGTCAAGTTCCGCGCGCCGAACGGCAAGGTGCAGAACTTCAACGCGCGGCAGATCCTCGACCTCGGTCTGAAGTCGTGGAGCAAGCGCAACCCGGATCAGAAGTTCGTCGATGGCCCGGCGCACTGGCGGCGCGTGTATGAAGACGGCATCGCACGGCTGACGAACGCCGGGTACGTCCCGGATCAGTCGGAGCGCAACGGCGCGTTCCGTCCGTCGCTTGTCGTGCGCGACGGCGAGACCTACGGCGGGCTGGTTGAGAAGACGGCGCAAAGCGGCCAGACATTCGACGCGCTGCGCGACGAACAGTTTGGCGCAGACGCTGCGGCGGACCAGCGTGCCATCCTGAGCGAGCCGATGCAGGCGTCGCCGCAGGAGATTGCGGCACGTAAAGCGGAGGGCTGGGTTCCGCCGACGGTGGCTCCGGAAGAACAGAGTTCTGGCCGCGGCGACCGCATGGTCGAGACGAATCTGCTGAACCGCGAGAGCCAGCAGGGACCGGAAGGCAACGTCGGCGAGGGCTTCGACCCGACGCTGAACACGCTGCGCGATCAGGACCCGGACGGCCCGCGGCTGTTTGACGAGAACATCGTCAACAGCGCGAATCCCGACTTCGCCCCCGAGCGCCTCGAAGACACGCTGGCCAAGCCATACATGGTTCCGGACAAGCGGGCCAAGGGCGGCGCACGCAAGGCCAAGGGCGAGGAAGTCCGTGTCTCAGGCGCTCCGCTGGCGCAGCCGCAGGCTGCGACCGGTAGCAACTTGGAGAAGCTGCAGGGGCTGAAGGACCACATCGAGGCGTACCGCGCCAACCTAGAACAGCGCGGCATCGACCCGACGAAGGCCCCGACGATGCGCCTGTTGCTCAAGCGCATGGCCGAGCTGGAAGCCGAGCGCACGAAGCTGACGAAGGAAGACGTCGCCGCGGAGGAATCCGTAGCCGACACCGCCGCGCGCGAGGAAGCTAACCGTGCGCTCAAGCGGGAAGAGGCTGCGGCCGAGAAAACGCGCATGGCGGAAGTCACCAAGACACAGGTGATCGAGCCAGCGGAAAAACCCAAGGCTGCTCCAAAGAAATCCAAGAAGAAAGCCAAGGGCTACCGCTACGAGATCAAAGACGACATGACCGAAGACGAGGTCGGCGAGACGCGCCGCCTCGAATTGATCAACGACCTGAAGAAGGCCGGCGGGGTCAACCTGCAGGACGTCATGGACGTTATTGGCGAGCGCAAAGCCCGCGGCGTGAAGGTCATGCCGGGGCTGTTCACCAAGACCGGCATGCGCGTCGACATGCTCGCCGAGTGGATGGCCGAGAACGGCTACATCGCCGACGAGAGCGAGACCGACAAGGCGTGGGACATCGTCCGCGCCGCCACGGACAAGCAGGGCGTCTTCAAGATCGAGGATCAGGACGACCTCGGCCGTCGCCGCTTCGAAGAGCGGGCGAACAAGGAATACAGCCGGATGGATCTGTCCGGCGGGGCCGGCCAGAAGCTTACGGCCGACGAACGGCAGGCACTGATCAAGGAGATCGTGCGGCTGCGCGGCACGCAGCTGCAGATCGCGTTCAAGGAGTTCGCCCAGATGGGTCCGGCCAAGCTGGACGCCAAGGGCAACCCGATCCTTGACGCCAACGGCGACCCGGTGCGGCAGGGTGCGTCTGGCGAGTGGTCGAAGGACAAGACCGCTGCCCACGCGCAGAAGATCATCACGCTGGCTGTCGACATTGGCTTTTCCAACGCGATGTCGGTTGCGCACCACGAGGCGGTGCACGACTTCTTCGCGGCGCTGCGCAGTGCGGATTCCTCGCCGGAAATGCGCAACATCGCCATGACTATCGAGCGTGTTGCGGAATTACCACACATCCGGAAACAGCTCGAAACGCTGCTGAAAAAGCACCCGGAAGCGCTGGAACAGCTCAAAAACCCTGAAGAGCGCGCAGCCTACCTGTTCCAGTTCTGGAAGGCGGGCCTCATCAAGGATCTGGCTCCATCGGCGCGCAATTGGTTCGAACGTCTGCTGAAGTTCCTCCGCGACGTGCTGGGCATCGTGTCGCTGGAAGAGAAGGGCGAGAAGCTGATGCTGGCGCTGGACGCCGGCAAGTTCACTGACGCCAGCACCGTCGGTCGCGTGGTGGCCCAGATGAAGCTGGAAACCGCCGGCGACAAGCTGCAGCGCGTGGCTCCTGCGCTGTGGCATGTCGGAAACGTCGTCATGGCGAGCGTCACCGACCGCATGCGGCTGACTGAGGTGCCGGCCATCATGGCAATCGCCGACCGCCTGCACCGGGATGTCAGTCGGCAGACTGGCATGCGGGACGACCGCCGCCCGGGGGCTACGAAAGCTGACCGGCGTAACGACCCCACCGAGCAGACCGACTTCCTTGACGCCAAGCAGCGCGCTAGCGGTATCTGGTACTCGCAGCTGCTGAACCTGTTTCAGGGGGCCGACAAGTTCCAGATCGCCGACGCGCTGGAAGCGCTGCAGTCGCAGGAAGACAGCACGGACCCGATGGTGGTCAAGATCCGCGCCTTCCTGAAGCGCTTTCACGAGTACCTGTCGAAGGCTGACGTGATGGTCATGGACGACAGCCCGTACGAGAAGATCGACTCGAAGGGCAAGACCGTGTGGGTCTCGGGCGACGCAGCGCGGCGCTGGGTCCCGATTGCCGAGCGGCAAGTCGGGAACTACTTCCCGCGTTCGTGGGACCGCGAGAAGATCATGGCCCACAAGGACGCGTTCGTGGACCTGATCGTGCAGAAGGGCCGCGAGGGCAACAAGACCGTGACGCGCGAGCGGGCACTGGAAATCTTCGACACGATGACCAGCGCCGAGCAGGACGAGATCGCGGACGGCGCGGCGTTCACGCCGTACCTGATGAGCGCCAACACCCGGGCGCTGCGCTTCATTACCAAGGACAACGCCAAGGACTTCGCCAAGTTCCAGAAGAAGGACATGGTGGCGATCCTGTCCACGTACACCTATCAGGCCGTGCACCGGGCGGAGTTCACCCGCTACTTCGGCCATGACGGGCAGTGGATCAGGGAGAAGCTGGCGGAGGCCGAAGCTCAGGGTGCTACGCCCGAGCAGATGGCGACCGCGCGCAAGGGCGTCGAAGCCATGCTGGGCTCGCTGGGCCGCGACATGACTGAAGGCACCCGCAAGCTGATGACCTCGCTGATGGCGTACGAGAACATCGTGCTGCTGCCGCTGGCGCTGGTGAACAACTTCATGGACGTGCTGCAGATCGGGCTGCGTACCGGCGACCTGACCGAGTCATTCAACGCCATGAAGCAGGGGGTCATCGGCTTGAAGCGGCAGATCATGCGGGAGGGCCCGGACGAAGCCGAGCAGTTCTCGCGCTTGCTGGGCATGATCGACGAGAACGTCGAGCTGGCCAGCTACGGCATGCTGTACGACGGTCACTTCATGGGCGGCATGGCGAAGAAGGTCAGCGACAAGTTCTTCCGCTGGAACGGCATGGCGACGTGGAACACGCGCATGCGCGTGGCGGCGACGCAGGCCGGGGTGCGCTTCATCGAGCGGCACGCCGACAAGGCGCTGAAGGGTGACGAGCAGTCGATCCGCTGGCTGAAAGAGCTGGGGCTGGAAAAGAGCGACGTGCGGCGCGACAGCAACGGCAAGCCGATGTTCAAGCGCGAAGACTGGGCGCAGAAGCTGAACAAGCCGGTCGACAGCAAGGAAGTCATCGCCGCCGCTGACCGCATGCAGAAGGCGCTGTTCCTGTTCGTCGACAGTGCCGTGATCCGGCCCTCCGCGGCGCACCGGCCGATCTGGGGCTCCGATCCGCACTGGATGCTGGTGTTCCACCTGAAACAGTTCACGTACAGCTTCCAGCAGGTGGTGCTGAAGTACACCCGCAAGGAACTGCAGCACGGCAACAGCTTCCCGGCCATCGCACTGATGATGTACGTGCCGTTCGCGATGGTGACCGACCTTACCCGGTCGGCCATCGTCGGACGCCCAATCGACTTCTCGCTAAGTGGGTTAATGGGTAGCGCAGTACGCAATTCGGCCGTGCTGGGTACTGGCACCTTCGGCATCGACGCGTGGAACGACCTTGGCAAGAATCAGGTGCCGGGCGCGTCGTTCCTCGGACCCACGGCAGGTCACGCAATTCAGCTGCTGCAAACCATCGCCGGAAGCCCGCAGGACAGCATGTCACAGGCGGTCTTGCGCTCGCTGCCGGCTTCGCCAATCCTGCGTGGTATCGATGCCCGGATCTGACCGATGTACTGCATTCGGGAAGTCGACGGTGATGAGGAGGCCGAGGTCATCGGGGAGCTGCATCGTATCTGCCTGCCGCATGACGAGCTGCCATCGACCACTGACGGTTGGTGGTGGCTCGCCTATGCGGGTGACGTAGCCGTCGGCTACGCCGGCATGCGGGATGCCAAGAGTGAGCCCGGAGCGGCGTTTCTCTGCATCGCCGGCGTAGTTCCCGAACACCGCGGCAAGGGCCTGCAGCGCAGGCTGATCAGGGTCCGGGTGCAGAAGGCGCGCCGCTTGATGAAGCGCGCCGTAATCTCCTACACGATGGACAACGCGCCGAGCGGCAACAACCTGATCGCTTGCGGCTTCCGTTTATACAGCCCAGACAAGCGCTGGGAGGGCGGGGATGTGGCCTACTGGCGCAGACTTCTGGTGAATGACTAGGCATAGAATCCGGCGAGCCGGCTTACTGCCAGAGAAAAAGAGCCGGGATCACCGGCTCTTTACTTTTTTCTTACGCGAAGATGGCTTTCAGCCGCTTCGTAACTGACTTTGTCGGAGCCCCGGGCAGGTAGCTCCAATCGGCTCCCGGCGGACCGTAGCGCATCAGCATGCTGTGCACGTTCGGCCAGTTCGGTTCGCTCTGCGTCTTGGCTTCTATTCGCTCTCTCGTGCGCCCGCGAATGAGGCCGTAGGCCATGTGCGTGTCACGCGCTTCCTTACGCACGTTGATCACGCGATGGCGATGCAGATCGTTCCGCAGCTGGCCCCATGAACGCTTTTCTTCCTTACGGATGATGTGCGATTCGGCCACCAGCGTTTTCAATTTCACCCGCAGCATTTCGCGGCGGTCAAGCATCTTGCCTTCTTTGTCTTGCATGTCTATCTCCAAGTGGTGAATGAATGATCTCGCCATCTAGGAGATAGGCGGGGCTCTAATGCATTCAGGTCATGGTGTGTCCTTGGCGGTTCCGGTGGGAGTCGAACCCACTGTATTTCGGGATTGAAAGCCCGATACTCACCCTGACGGAACCGAATTACGGCAACCTGCAGAGGGCTACGGTATCGATACGACCGTTCACGCTGCAATAGCGATACGGGTCTTTGCCAACGCTGTTTGTAATGCAATTGCATTGCGTGCCGGCTTGCACCGTGCCGTTTGATGGCGACACCAGCGCGCCGCTACGCGTTGCGTAGGTAGGCCGCAGCCCGGTGCCTGCTACCGCGTACACCGCGCGCGACGGCGGCGTGTTCAGCGCCATTGCGGCGAATACTGCTTCGCACAGCTGTTTGTCGGCCGCGTTCTGCGCAATCGCTTCAGCACACGTGTGTCCGGTGTCTGCCCACGCAGCGGTGATCTCGTTGATCTTCGCCCGCGGGTCGGCTGCGCTAGTGATCGCTTTCGTGGCTTTCGCCAGCAGCTCGTCGAGTGAGACTTCACCGGACTTTGCCAGCAGCGTTGGGATCGCGGAAGCAGGCAGGCTACGGAAGTAGCCAACCCATTTCGCGCCGTCCCAGCAGTACCAATACAGCGCAGTTCCGTCGGAGCGCCACAACTGAAACGGCAGCTTCGTCGGATAAGCTTTGTCGGGGTCCAGCGTGGGGTAACACGCTGGCGTCAGCTGGGCGTTTGCTGCAGTGCAAACAATCAGAAGCAAGGCGGCGATCAGGGTGCGCATGTGGGACCGTCTACGTATTTTTCAGGCTCAATTGGACCGTACCGCCATGCCCCGGTCAAGCGCTGATGAACGAGGAATCCGGCGATCTCTTCCTTGAATATATCTACAAGGTAAAGGGGCGGGTTGGACCACATTTCATCCCCGGCTTTCAGCCAGACAGGTGTTTCGTACTGTTCCAGCTCTATGGAATCGTGTATTTCAACCTTCTTGCGCGTCCGCACGGCGATCCACAAGGTATACGCCTCGTCTGTCTGGTCGTTGAAGAAAAACAGCTGGCGTCTGGTGTTTGAAAACGGCACGTTGTGCACGGACCAACCGTTGCGCTCTGCAATCTTCATCGCTTGGACGTGATAACGACGTGCACGTTGGGTAGATCGATGACTACCGAATCGCCCTCGACGTGCACCGCTGGCTTTTTCGCAATTGGAAGTTCCGCGACTACGGAGTGCCGCGGCTGCGCGTCGTAAGCGCGCGCTTGCATTTCGGCAAGTTCAGCCGGGTGCAACACACGGCGGAAGTTCGCGGGCTTCCAGCTGTATGCCCACTTGGCTTGGCTATGCGGCGTCTTTAACGCGGGCTCTCGAAAGAGATAGCCACGCCGCCACAGATTGCCAAGCGCATCGGATACTGCGTTGACATCTGCAGCGATAGCTCGCACTTCGGGTACATCGAACAACGTTACACACGTCTGGGGATGCGTCTGGGTTTTGAGAACCCGTTCCAGTACGTGATACAGATTTCGCTCAGAAGGCAGGGTGCCCATCTGATACCTCCCTGTGGTTGGCAGACCAATGGAGGATCAAGCGATCCAATCAGCGTCTCATTCTGCTCAAATGCTCTTTCCGGGTCTGACATTCTATACAGGTATGGTACCCGTGTAGAAGCCTTGGTTTCGATACCTCGTCTCCGCAGTCCGAACAACTACTACCGTTCCAGTCTGCGGGCGGAGGATTCCGTTTGGTAGCAAGAGATATTCCCCTTTCAATCTCCGCGTCGGTCAACTTCGCGGCTAGTTCGAAATCTTTTTCGTCCATACAAGTATGCCTCTGACACTATTGCGACGATCAGAATCGACGTCGTGGTTATCCGATAGATAGCAGAGACAACTTTGGCTGCGACAAAAACGTTGCCGGGGAATGGCATGCGCGTACACCTATTTGACTACGAATCCAAGTCGCCAATCCTTGGCGCGATTGGAGGTGCATCAGATATTCAGCCGGTGTTACGCCTGCCTCCCACCGCTCCGGTGGAATGATGACGGCTCCGTCAGGCGACCCAACGACCACGATTACGTTCCTACCTTCAGCTAGGCGATTCACTAGCCAGTATTTCTGGCGTTCAGATAGGTCGGGTACGATCCGCGCTGCCTTCGGTATCTTGGGTATGTATTTGTACTCGACCCACATATCCCCACGGTCACCCGAGTACCACGTATCAGCGGTGCCCGAGCGATAGGGATTGTTCATCTTCTCCACATGAACATCGGAGAGATACCGGTTCACAGACCGGATGAACGTATTTTCAGGTTTTGCGGCCAAGTACGATGGATTGCAGTTGAACCTGCAAGTCCTCGATGGAACTGTTGTTGTCGATTACAACATCAAGCGGGGAAACCCGCACGCCGTTCTCGGACGAGTGCGCATTGACGGAAGCGGCATTGATGCGACGTAGATGAATCACTTTGCCGCCAAGGCTGCGCACCCAGTGCGCTTCGTTCTCGAAACGAATATCAGAGACCACCATCCCTGCGCCGCGCTCCAATAAGCGTCCGCGAGCGATGGTAAGCCAGATATCAGGAGCGACCAGCTGACGGCCCCATTCGGTGCCGAGCGTTTGCCACAGGTACCGCGGGCTACGTCCACCAAACGCCGGAATCGGATCTTCCTTATGCTCGATCCAGTATGGATCAGCCGGGTCGATGCCAAAGCCGGCGCGAATCATGTCCTTGATGGGGTCTGCGAGGCCGTAGCGATAGCCGCCTGTCATCCCGATGATCAACTCCGCAGCGGTGTCCTTACCGCTGCGGGCGGGACCGGCAATGCCGATAACAGGAAACTTCATCGTACCTGTTGCCAAATGGCCTGCAAGTGAAGCGCCTGAGACAGTGCGTCATCAAGCGCATTGTGAGCGGTACCGATCTGGGGCTTAGGCACCCCGGGGTACATCGCCTTGACGGTGCGGTAACAACGCACGTTGTAGAAGCGCCATGGAATGCCGCCCTGCACGTCGTTGTACGCGGTTTCGAGAATAGGCACATCAAACGCTGCGCCATTGGACCATACGTTCACGGTGTCTTGATCGCTACCGATGAACAGTCCCAAGTCATACAGCCCCACAGCCAATGAATGTTTGTGCGGGCCGTCGCTGAACACACGCTTGGCATCGTCGCCTTGATCGACCCACCACGCGAGCGTTTGCGGGGAGATCTTGCGCGTGCCGTGATCCAGCTGGTCTTGTATATCCAATTCGAGATACAGCTTGCTGACGATTTCCGTTTCGGTAAAACGGACTGCCCCAATGCTGAGGATGACCGCGCG